CTGGTCACGAACATGTTGCACACGTGGAACGAGTTCCCGTCCATCACCTGCACAAAGTCATCCAGGTATTCCGGTTGGCGCTTCCCGATGGCCTTCGTGAATGCGTCATACGCCTTCCTGTCCAGTTCATAGCCCATGCAACCGACGATATTGTTCCGCACCGTCCAGCCCAGTCTCACAGGTTCCGCCAGGATAATGTCGTATCGCTCGTCCTGCAGGATCTCCCGGATCCGCTCTTTCCCGATCCGCTTCCCGCCGTCGTCAAAGAACCGCCTGTAGTGGCTCAGGCCAACATATTCGGAGCTCGTGTTCTTCCAGATCCAATACAGACCTGTCAGTTCGTTCAGCCTGTCGTTGTACTCCGCGATGTTTTCCCCGTCCATCTCGCAGAGGAACGGATCCTTCCTAAAACCGCCGACACACAGTGCCTTGTACAGGTCGTCCTCCTGCACCTTCCAGTCCTTGTGCATGATCACATAATCGACGCAATTAAACATCCATCCACCCTCTATCAAACGCTGTCAGCGCGCCAACGTCAGACGCAATCAGCAACGGAACAGCCGCAGAAAGTTTCTCCATTGGCCAATCCCACCAGTGCAGCTCACCGACGTCACTGGCTTCCATCGCGTTCATGCGGACGCCCTTCAGCTCGATCGGATTCCCGGCCATCACCGCATAGGGCGCGACATCCCTGGCCACCACGCTCCCGGCCCCGATCACGGCACCGTCGCCGATCGTGACACCGCTCAGGATCGTCACGTTCTCACCAATCCACACGTCGTTACCGATCACCACGTCGCCCTTGCTCTTCGCCACGCTGTTGCCCAGCAGCACGTCAAACGGATAGGTCGTGACCCATTCCGTGTGATGCTCACCGCCCAACAGGATATGCACGTTCCCGGCAATCGAGCAGAACTTCCCGATCTTCAGCCTGGTCACCTTGTCCCACTGGTGGACGATCGGCCGGCCATAGGTGAAGTCGCCCACCTCGATCAGGTCGTTCGTCCATGTGGCAGCTGTCCACCTGCACCGGTCCCGCAGGGCCTCCAGTTCCTTCAGCTTACTCATCTCTGATCCTCCTCTGCTTTCCTCCGCGCTTCTGCTTCAGCCATTCGATCTGGCGCCGGCGGGCGGGCTCGGTCAACTCCACGCGGTGAGACTTCAGCCATTCAGACTCCGCATGGGTCTCTTCCTTCCATTCCTTGTAGCTCCGGCAGACGCTGTGGCATCCGACCATCTTGTCCTCGCATCCTTTGCACGGGCTCGGTTTCATTGCCTCGCCTCCCCGTCAGCGCAGTACCATTCGCCACGATTGTCGATCATAAATATCGGATAATCTTTTTCTTTTGCTATTGCTGCAATCACGCACTTGTCAGCATTTCCTCTGTGTTTGCAATCCTTGCACCGCACTATCTGCGGTTGTTCATTCAACACAGTATTTAATATCTCAATCCTCGCATTTTTCTTATGGATCAATTCGATTGCGTTCTCCAATTCTTTGCCAAGATCTTCCTGCTCTTTCAGCAGGGCAAGGGCATCGTCTGCCAGTTCCGCAGTACACTCACTCTTCCCGTTGCCCCTTCCGTTGTAATCATACGGGCATTTGTCGCAGTTCACCTTGTTCATGAGTCGGCAACGTTCCAACCCCTTCAGAACCTTCTCCATGTCAGCCATCAGCTTTCGCCTCCCCGTCAAACATGCTGGTCTGCTCGCCCTTGATCAGCTGCTTCCCGCAGTATGAGCAGAACCGGTGCCAGTTTTTATACTCATAGAATCCTATCGGAAACCCGTGATCGCAGTACGGGCACCGGATCATCCTGTTCCCCGTGTCGATCTCCCATTTCCATTCGCCCTCCGCCTGCATCCGCTTGCATGCTTCGCAAATGTCCGGCCGTTCGTTTACACAGCAGTCTTTGCAATTCACTTCATCGCCTCCAGGATCTTCAGCGCGATCTGGCTGTAAGTCTCCATCACCCGGATCTTGCGCCCGTCCACCAGGATCGTGTGATCATAGAATCCGCTGATCCGCGCCACGTTGACCGTGATATTGTCCCTCGGCACGTATTCCAGCAGCCGTCCTTCATCGTCCGTCGAACCGGTGGCCCCGCGGAACTCGACAAAGCACGCCTGCGATCTCTCCGGGATCAGGATCTGGTGCTCCGGTGTGTCAAAAAGCAGTTTTGCATGGCCATTCTTTCCAAACATATCATTTTCTCCTTTCATCATGTGCGTGGCCGGAGTCGAACCGGCCCGCCCTGGCACGCCTGCCAGGCGGCATATACAGGAGCGCTTCACCTCCAAACTCGACCGCCGGCAGCAGGGCGCCTCCGGGACGCCCGTTTGTGGAACTGAGGAACCAAAGAACAGAAAATTCATATATAAGCAATTAAATAATTATTTTTTTTCCATTTTTCTGTTCCGTCAGTTCCCAAAACCATGTAAGCATTGATTTACCTACATTTTTCATGGAACTGACATGGAACTGACTATGGAACTGACTGGAACTGACTCACCTCCATATGGGGAAAAAGTTGTCTTTCCGGAAGGCACGCTGTTTTCCCCAGGCTGTCATGATGGGCTTCGGGCACTGGATCCACCCGGGCACGTTCGCAATGATCTGGGTGATCTCGATGGAATCCTTCCGTGCCGGCTTGCTTTCCTCCGGCTCGCCCAGCGCCCGGTGCCACAGCTCGATCACGCTGACGGTGGACCCGGTGGTCTTTTTCTGCTCCTCCAGGTACTGCTCAATCGCGCCGATCCGCCAGTCGTCCTCCATCGCCGCCTCCTGGGCCTCCCGGATCTTGTCGAGCACTTCCCGCCGTGCGAACGCCTGAAGGTTTCCTTCCTTATACAGGTGCACGGCCTCCGCCCACGCCTGCCGGATGTATTCCTTCACGGCTTCCTCGTTGTTGTAGAGCTTGTAAGCCCAGCTCTGCACCTTCACGGGATAGAAGCGCCTGTTCCCGGTCTTGTCCGTCAGGAACTGCGGGTTGTTGGTGGTGCCGATGAACATGCAGCGGCGCGGGATCGTCTGGACGTGTTTCCCATACGGCGGGCGGTAGCTGTCTTCCTGGCTGGTGATGTAGGCCTTCACGGCCTCCGCCTCTTTGACCCTTGTCATGGCCATCAGTTCCGCCACCTCGCCGATCCACACGCCCCGGATCGCCTCGATGCCTTCCTTCCCGCTGATCGTTTTGATCTCCCGGAAAAAATCATCCTCCAAGTTCAGCCACCGGACGATAGTGCTCTTGCCGGCGCTCTGGCCGCCGATCAGCACGATCATGTCGTCAAACTTGCACCCGGGCTCATAGGCCCGGTGGATCCCGCCGGCGAAGATCAGCCGGCTGCACTCGCGGATATACTCGCTGTCCTCCGCCTTCATCACGTCGTGCAGGAAATGCTCCACCCGGGGCTTCCCGTCCCATTCCAGTTTTTCCAGAATGTCCGTCAGCGGGTTGACCTTGTGGTCCTGGAAGTAGATCGCCAGCGCGTCGGCGAGCTTTGCCTGGCTGTACATGCCGTACGTGCCCTCAAAATAGGCCCGCGCCTGGCTCTCCATGGCGTCGCTCCATTCCATCCAGCGCTTCCGCGCCGCGTTCCAGTATTCCGGCTTCCCGGTCATCTCGTTCAGGCGGAGCTTGTTCCCGTAGTGCTTGGAGATCAGGGTATAGAAGCTCTCGATGGTGGCCTTGATCTGGACCTTGCCCTGAGCGCCGCCCAGGATGCTGATATTGCTTTTCCTGCCGCCGTCCTCGTCAAAGTCCGGAACGTTCATCCCGTTCTCCGGGCCTTCCTCCGCCATGCCGCCACCTCCTCCCGCATCTCCCGGATCTTGTCCTTCCTGTATTCGCAGTACTGGTCTTCCTCCGCCCACTTCAGGATCTCGGTCCATTCATCGGCGGTCACACTCTGGATGTCGCGGTCGCGCTTGTCCTCCAGCAGCTGCACCATAATCAGCCTGGTCTTCTGTTCGCGCTCGATGGTGTACTCGAGCTCATCCAGGTAGGCGTTAACTTTCTCGACAAACCTGTCAAGCCACTCCTGCGCCCGTCTCTCCTCCATCGCGCCCATCGCGTCCTCGTTCGGATCCATCAGCCCGAGGTGCAGCGCGTTGTCGATCCCGTTGACGGCCGTGCGGAAGTCGCAGTTTTCGTGTTCCATCACAAAGTCGATCACGCTGCCGCCCCGGCCGCACCCGAAGCAGTGCCACCCGCCCGTGTTCCGGTAGATCTTCAGGCTGGGCTCCTTCTCCCCGTGGAACGGGCAGCAGAGGAAGCCGTGCTTCGGACGATACCCGTACAGGTCGAGGATCCTGTCCATGCCCACCGTGTCGCGGATCACCTGGGCGGCCATTTTTGTCGTCAAAGATCATCCCTCCCGAAATAGTTCGCAGGCATGGGCTTGTTCCCGCCGCTGTACAGGTCGCCGATGGTGTCCATCACGGCGTAGAGCAGCCGGAGGGCCAGCTGGCAGTGGTCGGCGTCCGTCTCCCGGAAAACACGCTCATAATCGTCCGTCAGCTGCTTCCACTGGTCTTCCGTCTCGATGATGATCTCCCGCCAGCGCTGATAGAAGTCATACGCGGCAGCGAAGGCCTTCTTTTCGTTTTCGTTCATTTTCTCACTCCCGTCAGATACTCGATCAGCTGCTTCCCGGTGCTCGCCGGATCGCAGAACCGGAACCTGACGCCGTATTTTTCCTGCATCGTGTACATGGCCTTCCGCAGGTTCTCCGGCTTAAACCTGTGCATCGGGAGGCCGTCCCAGCCGATGGGAGACCGCCAGTAATCCAGCCTTCCCATCGGCAGGGATTCCTCAATCAGCACGATCAGCGTGATCCCACAGCGCTGGGCCCGTTCGCACTCATCCCGGAAGCGGTCGTGTTCCTGGAAGATGTTCCCGGCGATCTCCGGGACGCCGTATTTGGTGTCCACGGAGATGTCGCCCTTGCCGGCGATCTGGTAGTCGCCCACGTTCAGCGCCTGGCGGATGATCTCGATCCCGTGCCTCTCGCAGTACGCGTGGATGTTCCGGTGCTTCCCCGCCTGCTGGCGGGTGTCCTCATACAGGACCATCAGAACGGGAGCTCCTCCGTCACCACCACCGGGAAGCCGGTCGCGCTGTCCGTGTTCGCCGGATCCGCGGGGCTTCCAGAGTCCGCCTTCCGCTTCATGGGCTTCACGATGCCCTTCCGCACGTCGTCCGCGACCTCCAGCCGCCCGATCTGCGTGTACTCGACCCCGTTGTAGGTGCCGCCGCGGACGTTGATCCCGACGGTCTTCCCCTTCAGCTCGCCGATGTGGTCCGTGTCGCCGTCAAACCGGAAGCCCGGGTTGCTCTGCTCGATGCACCAGATGGAGTTGTTCAGCGTCCGCTGGTCCCACTCCGGGTGCTGGCGGCGCGTGTTCCGGCTGTCCGGGATCTGGATCCGGAAGTCGCCCTTGTACTTCGGGGCGTACTTGTCCGCCTTCTCCGCGTCGTTGTTGTAGCGCTTCGTGTAATAGCCGGCCCACTCGCCCTCGATGATCTCCAGGCGGAGGACGATCTGCTGGTCAGGCTCCTTGCCGTCCAGCTTCACGTTGCTGATGGTGCACACATACGCGCCCTCCGGCAGCATCGGGAACACCTTCGTCGGGGCCTCGCTCTTGAATCCTTCAATCTTTGCCATTTTCCGTTTCCTCCATTTCGTAATAGGTCCTGATGGTTTTATCAACCAACGCCAGATCGTTCGGGATCAGGTCGTCGTCAAACATGTCCTCCGGTGTCTTCACCGGATCCGCGCCGGCCGTGTGCGTCCGGAACCACCAGCCATCCTGGTTGCGTTCCGTCATCATCACGATGTCAAAGCACCCTTCGACCGTCAGCTTTTCGTCCAGCATCTTCCCGATAGTTTTTGCTTTGACCCGGCCTGTCATGTCGTCCGTCTGAATGTGGTGCAAGAAGTACACGATCACGTCATCCGGCAGGCCTACGTTCACGTAGTGAATCAGGTTCCTGAAGTTCAGCGCGATCTGGGTGAACTTCTCATAGCCCTTCTCGTTGGCCTTGTCGAAAAACTCATTGACCAGCAGGTACTGACTATCGTCGATCACGTAGCTTTTCATTGACGGGTTCCGGAGCGCCGCCATGATCTGCGGATATCCGGCGTTCTTCACGGTCTTGAAGGTCTCCCGGAAGGGAAGCCGGGGCTTCTCCACCAGGAATACACCGGTCGTCTCCGGATCCATGTGCTTGATGCTGCGGGTTTTCCCTGAGCCGCTGTAGCCCAGGATCAGAACAGGGATGCCCACTCATGCTACCTCCTTCGTCTCTCCAATGTTGATCCTCCCGGAGCTTTTCCGCTTGTTGTACTGTTCAGCGAACGCTTTCGCGAACTTAATCGCTGCAGACTGGTTCATGTATACGTTCGCTTTCTGGACGTACCATTCAATCGGCTGCTGAGACAGCGCACAGATCATTTTGTTCAGCGTAAACTGTTCGCTGTGGTTCTTAAACAGGTACCCCATGCCCTTGATGAATCCATCCTGGAACGCACGCTGATCACCGTAGAACGAGCGGCGAAGGACATCGAGAATATTAATGAAGTGATCACGTCCAACGCTTTTGTAAACGCTATACGCTGTAGCGATAGCGTTCACCCTGTTCCTTACTGCTGAAGGCGCCAGGTCGAAGTCGATGACGCACCCAGCAATCGTTGCGCACTTCACCATGTCAACAACATCTTCCGTGCCGGCATTGTATTCGGCCCGAAGTTTTTCGACCTTGCCGACAGGTTTGGCGAAGCCTTCCTGCTTTACAAACAAGTCTTTTTCTTCGAGTTCGGTGAGCCCACGGTACACCTTGCACAGGATCGGGCGGTTACCATAGCGCTTCTTCCACGCAGCAAGCGTGTGCTGACCATTAAAAACGTAGTAGTTTCCGTTCTCCCGGAGAGACACTTTCGGGGGATTAACAAGATCGTCATCCCAGTGCTTCGTGATCTTCTTGATCCTGGAAACGTCAATCTCACGCTGATACTTGGGATCTCTCTTGATCTGTTCCGGGTACAGATTCGCATATTCATAAGTGTGTTCCATTTCTTAACCTCTCCTTTATCTGGTCGATCCGTCTGGTTATGATTACATCAATCGCACTGGCAATTTCAGCGCTGTGCATGTTGCTGATGTCCTTGTGATCCATCAGCAGGTTTGACAGGGAGTTAATGAATCCGTCGGAGTTGTACCGCATCTGCTCGATCAGGTTATCAACTGTGAATTCCATCGTTACTGTGTCGTCAGTGAACTCTAAAGCAATTGCTTTTGCTTCTCTGGTATCCTTTCTGCCGGTGATCGGGGTCCCGTCCCTGATAGCCTTGATTACGGTATTCTTCTGATCATCCGCTGTTTTACTGACATATTGCACAGCTGACTTTGGTGTATCGGTCTGGCCGGAAAGGATTTTGTCTGCAAGATCTCCGTCGTATTGCTTAATAATATCGATACCTTTAGCGAAGTCGCCGGCACGCTTGACGGTTTCCTTCCCGACACCCTGTTCACGGGCGATCTGCTCGGAGATCCGGCCGATTGTGGTGGGCCCATTTTGGGCACTCCTCTCTATTGTGTGCTGATTTGTGCCGTGAACGTGCTTCCTCGCCTCGTACAGTTTCCCGAGGATGTACGTCTTCTGTTCGTCCGTGAGATTCCGGCGACCGAGTTGGTTCTTGTACATCCAGTCGAATGCTTCCCACTGATCACGAAACTTCAGTCGCTTAAACTTAACCTCGATCGACGGATACTTTAGCCAGATCTTATATCTGTTGTTTCCGTCAACAATTGCGCCATTGCCGTCCCACACGATGATCGGACTGAAAATCTTTCCTGCTTCAAGGATGTTTTCTTCCAGCTGCTGAAATTCGGCCTCTGTCAGTGGCGGAATCTTCGATACAAACGTCGGATCCATGTGTACGTC